TTATCTATTGCCATCCTTGTTGGACGCCTCGGCGTCGGGGGTGGGGTCACGCACGCCGAACCGTCGTTCTCGACGAATTCTGAGTGCTTCGGCCAGGTAGATCACGCTGGATTTCGCCGTAGCCACCGACCACCAGGTCATGTCGCAAGGCTCCAGCTGGTGACGTGGCCAGCCTGGAATCCAGAACCAGGCCCAAGAAGCGTCAATAACCCGATACTACATTTCGCATAATGTATAGACCGTGGGCTTATCCAAGCCCGTGACGGCAGCCTGAGCCCGATGGGGCAGGGCGAATCCAACAGCCAGGCACAGCGCCATTGCCGTGGCCGCGAGCTTCCGCCAAACCGCCTTCTCCTCTCGGCTGACGGCCCGCGCCTCCCCAACTATGCCAAGGACACGGGCAAGCGGCAGGCCCGTCAGCCCCGCCAAAGTTGCGCACATCACCGTATCGGGTAGCGAATAGCCCGACTTCCAGTTGGCGATTGTTCCCCGCGATACACCGAGTTGCCGCGCGAATTCCGCGTCACTACCAACGTTTAGCGCCTTTCTCGCCGCGTCGATGAGGTCTGTAACCGTCTGCATCGTTCAACCCTGTTGACACCCCTGTTCAACCCCTTTATACATTGCTCCGCGTTCAACGGCGTTGAGCGCCCCGCCACCGGCACCCCAAGGCTGCTGGCGGGTCCTCTTGGGGCAGGAGCTTGGGGCAGGGAAGCAGTCCAATGAAGCTGCAAACACAAAGCACGTCAGAGCACTTCTACCTGCACACCATCTTCCACTGGGATCTCTTTGATGGACTTTCCCAGATCTCGCGCAGCGCCACGCAATGTCACAGCTGCAGTCCGCATGAAAGCGAAACTAGGTGTCTCACTTTCGCTGAACGGCCCGGCATATCCCTTGTTCTCTTTCACGAATTGCTCAGCAAATTTCGCAAATTGAATAGTTGCGAGCTCGAGCACCATCAGCTTATGAGCCCCATCTTCACTCAGCAGCAGGCGATGCTCGTCTGGCCAAGACACCAGCTTCATAAACTGCAAATTGGCCTGCGCGTTGCCAACAAGAATGGCGACAGGATGCGGAGACTGAGGGGGATTCTTGAGGAATTCGTCGAGGGCATTGGCCGGAGCGGAGAGTGCGTTAGCCCGCAGCTGCATCAAGCGCTTCATCGCGCCGACCCTGCGTCTACCCTTACTGGCAGCGTCTTTAACTTCGCTATTCCGCAACTTATGCGCTTCGCGTGCGTACTTCCACGCCCCGTAGCCAATCACCCAGGTTCCGGTGGCCGCTACCCAGTCGGCCAGATTTCCTCTCTCAACGCACGCAAACGGGAATGCGCCCCCGGTAGCAAGACCCGCGGACAGTCCAGCCCCCATCACAAATGCAATTACGGCCACCAGCGTGGCGTCGCCTTGTCCGACGAGCTTACTGCGAACTTCCATATAGCCCCCTGTGACACAAGTACATTTCAGGGGATTCTGTCATGACTGAGCCCCTACTTGCCTTCGCCTTGTTTGGGGCCATTGCCAGCGTCTCCATCGGTGCCGCTCGCATCGTGTCGTGGCTGCTCGACCGGCGTGACTACACCGCCTCGCAGCGGTCCCGCGAAGCCCAGGTCATCGCACTCGCACGGGCTGAGATTGCCGCCACCAAGCGCGGCGATCTGCTGGCCGCAGCCACGTTCGCCGAAGAGCAGGAGCGCGTTGCATGAGCAGGTATCCCTCATTCGCCGAGATGGCGGAGTTCGATATGGGCCTCACGACTTGTGCGGTCCTTATCGCGCTCGTTCTCGGCGGGGCAATCGTCTCCATCGTGATCGAGCAGGCATGGCTGGCGCTTCGTCGCCTGCGGAAGCTCTGGAAGGGCCGCACCAATGGCCGGTGACCGCGCGGTGCTGGCCGAGTCGGGACTCCCCTCGTCTAACAGGGGAGTCAGTGAATTCAGGAACCCCGAGGAAACCCTGACGGTCGGCATTGACTGGTTCTCCGCCTCTGTAGACATGCTCGCGGTGTTGAACGAGCTGGCATTCCGTGAGGGCGACTCATACGAAGAGATCCGGCAGTGGGTCGACTTCAGCCCCGACAATGCCCGCGTTGTCGCCCTGCAGATCTTCTGCTGGTTCTTCGCAGGGCTGGGACTGGAACTGGACGAAGTAGCCGGGGGAGGGCGCTTCTACCTGTGGCGCATCAAGATCCTCAACGCCGAAAAGAAGTTCGTCGGCATGATCGAGCTTGGCGGCGAGAACTGCCGCCGTGCTGATGGCACCTATACCGCCCGAATTGAGTTGACCGGCGATGGGTGTAGGGCAGTAGCAGCAGCGCGCTGCGGCCATGCGCAGCGGTGGCTGGAGCTTCGAGCGAAGCTCGAAAGCTGCGGCGGCAGAATCACCCGTGTCGACGTGTGCGCAGATGATCTTGTCGGCAACTATCCCTTACGCCTCGCACAGAAGTGGTACGCCCAGGGCGAGTTCGACAACCGTGGTCAGCGCCCCAAGGCACAGCTGGTTGACGACTACGACAGCGGTGACGGCAAGACCCTCTACGTGGGCGGCAAGAAGTCGGAAAAGCAGCTGCGCGTCTACGAGAAGGGTAGGGAGCAGGGCGACAAGGCGTCGCCGTGGGTGCGCTATGAGGCCCAGTTCCGCGCCTCCAACCGCAAGGAACTGCCGCTCGACATTCTGCGTGATCCGGCGTCCTACCTGCTGGGTGCCTATCCGGTCCTTTCCTTTCTGCGCTGCGTTGCCACGCGCATCGAAATCACGAAAGCCGCTGTTGAAGCGACGTGGAAGAGCGTTCGTCGCCACATCCGCCGCCAGTACGGCGCGGCACTGAACTTCATTTCCAAGAACTGCCCGGACGATCAGTCACTGCGGGCGGTCATCGAATCCTGCACTTCGCCATCGCTGCCGAAGTGGGTCACAGGTGACACAGCAGCGCACTGGCCCGAAATCGCGGCCGTACAACCAACCTCCAAGGGGTAGCGAAATGATCAAGGTCACCGTACTGGATTCGCAGATCAACGAGCGTGGCGGCAGCTTCACCAACGACCGCAACGAGAACGTTGAGTTCACCACCCGCAAGCAGCGCGGCAAGCTGGAGGCCGATGGCTTCGCCTATCCGTTCGATGTGCGCCTGGACAAGGGCCAGCCCGGCTATCAGGCGGGCGAATACGAGCTGGATGTTCCAGCCATGCTGCAGGTCAATAAGGGCGTTGCAACCCTGAGCAAGTTCACCGTGCTGCGCCCGCTGCAGAAGGCTGCACCGCGCCCGGCAGCGCAGGCCTAAGTCATGGCGCGGTACGTCTACGAGTGCCTGCAATTCAACGAACAGACTGGCACCTGTGAGCAGGCTGGATTCGTGCCGCGCACCGATATTCCCGCACTTACCACTGCCGAGGTGTCGGGGTTGTTGTCCATGGTCGCGGTGTGCTTCACCGTGGCATGGGCATACAAGCAGTTAGGCAGGTCCATTCGCAATTAACTCAACTACGCAAGGGGATCATCATGGAGCTGGATTACAGCGCTGCACTTACCGTTCTGGCCGGTCTGGCAGCGGGTGTTGCCGCCATCGGCACCGCCAAGCTGGCACCGGCCGCAATCGCGGTTGGCTACAAGTGGTTCAAGGCTGCGATCTTCGGTTGATCGCAGTAGCACCGGGGCCGGGCAATCCGGCCCCTTTCTATGGGGGATTGGTGATGCTCGGCCTATTCGTTCTCTGCGTCGGCAGTGCCGCGCTCTACATCGCATTTGGTGACTAGATGACGCGCGTCCTGCTGGCGCCACTGGTTGCGGCGCTCTACTTCTTCGCTCCTTCACTGCACGCTGCTGTGTGTTCGCCCAGCGCGGACGTGGGCTATATGGATTGCGATGATGAGGGCGAAGCCTACGCAGCTGCCTGGGCTGCAGCTACTGAGCAGGCTGGCCGATCTAACGCTGCTGGCGGCTTTACTTGGAACCCTATGGTTGAGCAGGAGGGCAATGGCTATGTCGGCTTTGTCCGACCTTCATATGCGTCTAGCGGGCGATATGCATCCGTCAAGCGCGGCTGGAAGACGAAGTGCAGCGCACGTCCTGAAGAGTTTGGCTGGGAGGGTGGTAGCACTGCCGCGTCGGTCAATGCTTGCCACAGGGGCTGCATGTACTCCAGCGCACTCGATCCGGCTGGTGTGGCCGGTTTCAGCTACACGCCCACCGGGGGTACCTGCACAGAATCTGACGCGCCTGAGCCTAAGCCCGCTGGCGACGGCGGTGGCGATGATGGTGGCGGCACTGGCGGGGAGACAGGGGGAGGTGATGGCGACGGTGGCGGTAGTGACGGCGGTGGCGATG